AAAACCATGATGACTCTTGGTCTCTTAGATGAAACCGATGTCATGATGTTAGGTGCGAAAGACAAGTCGATTGTCGCGGGGAATCTTTCGAAAGTCGCCGCTAACATGCGGGATAAATCGATGAACCTGAACGATAATCGAATCCAGATGGTCATTAACTCTCCGCAAGTACGGGAGAATTATCACTATCCTGAAATCGAAGTTGGGTAAAGAATTACTGCGCATTTGCTGGTCGTCCCCATGCAATCTGCGGGATCACTTTAGTTCTTTGCCCACATTATTCGTGGATTGTATTTCGGGAGAACGTGGTCGGGAATGAGATAAACTGAGCGCCAATACGCTCAGAATCCAGTACCGATAGCTTATACAATCCGCGAACTTTTCATGTTTGGGTTGGCGGTCCTACGAAGTCTCCCAGGGTGAAGCCGTCAACCCCTTTTACTTTCAATGTCCGAGATCTTCGAAGAGTCAAAACCGCAAATACTCGAATGGTCTCCCACGCGAAAGCAAGAGACATTCGTTACATTGCCCGATACCGTATTCGAGGCATTGTATGGCGGCGCCGCAGGTCCGGGTAAGACTGAAATCTTGTACATGCTTCCGTTAATTCGCGGATGGCATCAGCACCCGAGATACAAGGGCTTAATCTTACGCAGAACATTCCCCGAGTTAGAAGCGGAAATTATCGTACGCTCGCACCAGTGGTATGAATCGACAGGTGCAACGTACAATCAGCAGAAGAAGCGATGGACGTTTCCTAACGGTGGCTACCAAGCATTTGGACACGCCGAGCATGAGAAAGACATCACCAAATACGACGGCGTTGAATACAATTACGTTGGATGGGATGAGCTTACTCACTTCACCCAATACCAATATCTTTATTTGGTGGCCAGCCGAGTCCGATCTTCAACATCTCAATTACCTGCTATCACGCGAGCAGGATCAAACCCAGGAAACGTTGGACATACTTGGGTCAGACAACGATTCGTCGATCCGGCTAGAGAAGGCCTTAAGGTCTTGGTCGACAAGAATACAGGCCTTAAACGATTCTACTTACCGGCCCGCGTCGAGGATAATAAACATCTATTAGAGAACGATCCGACGTACATTGCTAAGTTGGAGATGTTACCAACTGAAGCAGAAAAGCGGGCTAAGAAGTATGGAGATTGGTACACGTTCGAAGGACAGGTCTTCAACTTTAGATTGGAACCTTTGCCCGACGAACCTTTTAACGCTCGTCACGTTATCGAACCTTTTGCCATCCCATTCTGGTGGCCTCGTGTCGCGGCTATCGATTGGGGCTTTGCAGCGCATGTATGGATTGGTTGGGCAGCAATTGCTCCCGATGGAAGAGTTTATCTCTATCGTGAATATTTTCAAAAACGAAAGATGATCGCGGAGTGGGCTAGTGAATTCAAACGGCTATCCTCAGGGGATAACCTTGAAACAGTTTGCCTCGATCCTTCAGCTTGGCAAAACCGCGGTGTTGAAACTATCGATCAACAGTTTACACAATACTCGGGATACACGCCTGAGCGGGCTATTAACGACCGAATCGGGGGAAAACTTCTCCTTCATGACTATCTCCGCTGGACCCCTAAACCAAGAACTAAAGACATTGCTGGAACTTTTAATCAAGAACTCGCCACAAAGATCCTTAGAAACTACGGTCAAGCAAAGTACACCGAATACGTAAAGTTCTTCGAGGAAGAACCTGAAGAGCAAAATCTACCGAAACTTCAAGTCTTTGAGAATTGCCAAGCGGTCATCGACACGATTCCGAACTGTGTATACGATCCCGAGAATCCCGAGGACGTTAAAGAGTTCGATGGCGATGACCCTTACGACGGTTTGAGATATCTTCTACAAGCCTGTTCACGATTCAAGGATAGTAGTTTTCGAGCAGGTAGGCGCTTTGACCACATGGCGAAGATGGAACGTAATTACAACGAGGGTCAGAAGCGCGGTGACTTGACCTCGTTCTACATCCAAGCCAAAGAGATCGATAATAAGGTCGTTCCCTTTTCAGTGAGACCGAGGAGAAGGTAGATTGATTCAAATCTGGTGGGCGGCGTTAAGATTCCTCAGGGCTGTATTCGTACCGCCTAAGTTCACTGAACTTGAGGACTACCTAACTCGTCAGGTTTCGCATCTTGAGTCTCAGCTTAACATCGAACGGGAACGCTACCTTGAGCTCTCGAACAAGATAATGTTCCCGAACACGCCTCCAGTTGATTTAGAATCCCGCGGGCCGCATACTCTTGAACCTCAAGTATCGAAAGAGAATGCGGAACGTAAACGGCTTAGCGACCTGAGCAAATTACGATGGCAAGAACACATTGCCCGCCAGGAAGCAAGAGCGGCCGAGTTAATGCAACTCGATGATGCTCGTGCAAAGGACGCACGTAATGAAGAGTCAAGTAGACAATCGTCCTAACGGTAAACCTTCGAAGAAGAAAAAGAAGGCTACCAAGGATGCCGAGACAGCAAAGCGTCACGGTAAAATGAGCGCGGCGGCATCTAAAGAAATGAGCAAATTCAAGATGCCTGTCGAATCAATCCTGGGGCGGCAATCTAAGAAGGCGTTACGTAAGCCCGGAGTATTTACCAAAGGAGCATAGGGATGATTGACGTTAATGATATGATGGCCGCTGAGAATCGCCGCCAGGAAATTGCAGTGCGCGCTGGTGTTTCGATTCGAGCAGTAAAGGCTGAACCTTCTATCTTCAAGGAGCTTCAGGTCAAGTGGCTAGAAGCCTTCTTTCCGATGGAAGTTAATCGAGAGTTCGGCAAGATCATGGCTGAAACAAAGTTCCCCGGATATAACTTTGGTGCTACGTTGCAGGACATCGCAAAGCTCACGCCCGAGCAGCAGCACACCGAAGAGGAAGCTATCGCGGAATGGAATCAGTTGCTTGCCGATTCCGTCGAGAACGAACTGAAGGTTACGCGAACGTCTACCGGACAGCCGAAGGTTGATGAATCCGGTAACGTCGTTCCACCGATTCAGAGCGAAGAGGGAACACCGGAAGCTGATTCAACTAAGAAGGCTCCAGTTGCAAAGCCGCCCGTTGCAACGCCTGTTGTTGTAGTAAAGGATTCGGACAAGAAGTAAAGGGTAAAACAAATGGCCGAAGATTCTCGGGACGATGTTAAGGATGAAGTCGAAATTGAACTCGGGAAGAACATCCTGAACATCGCCCGAGGATTCGAGCGTGAACACGAGATCATTCGCGATGACCACTTACTCCTCAAGAAGAAAGGTGAATATTTTTTCCGCGGCTTTCAGAGATTATACTACGACCACCTCGCACATGATTATCGGGCCTTCCACGAATCCCCAGACTACGAACGTGATGACGACGAACAGAATCGCGTTTTTAATGTCTATCGAGCACATGGTGAAGCAGTTATTGCCGCGCTCACCGTTGAAGTCCCAGGAATAAACTTTCTCCCCGACGACGCTAAGAACGCTAATGATATCGACACGGCCCGTAATTACAGTGCCGCGGCGATGTTAATTCAGCGACATAACGACGTTGAACTTCTATACTCATATGCGGTATATCTTGCTTGGGTGTCACCACTCGTCGCCGCTTACCATTACCTCGATACTGATGAGGAATACGGAACCGTCTCCACCCCCGAATACGCCGAGAAAACCGAAACTCATATCAAGTGGGAATGCGAACGGTGTAAAGCAAAACTCGACGAAGAAGTAGCAATCTGTCCTACGTGCTCCTCTGATAAGGTTGAAAGAGTCGAGACCGAAGAGAAGGTTTCAGTATTCGAAGGCATGAAGGACGTACCCAAAAGTCGAATCGCAATTAAGATTTACGGAGTTGACCACGTTAAGGTTTCTCCGTATGCTCGGACTCAGCGTGATACTCCTTATCTCATTTTAGAGTTTGATGAGCATGTCTCCGAAGCACGGGCGCGCACAGGGCGAAACATATCAGGACATTCGGACATCAGTTCATACGAACGTTACGCTCGCGACCCGCAAGGATACGAAAACGACGACGCTAATCGCGTCACTACTCAGTGCATATGGCTTCGACCATGTGCTTATTTCTACGAGAGCGTGGAAATTGGTAATGAACTCAAGCGAAAGTTCCCCGACGGATTGTACGCGGAGATCATTGCCAACGAAGTCATCGAGGTCCGCGGCGAAAAGTTAGACGACGTGTGGACAATTTGGGAAAGTCCTGTCTCGTCCCATGTTCACATGAATCCTATTGGTCAGCCGTTGTTTGACCCACAGGAAGTGCAGAATGACATCGTGAATCTTTCAGTAGACACGATGGGACAGGCTATCCCTGAAACGTTCGCCGATCCTCAGGTATTAGATTTCGATCAGTATTCGAAGACTCGTCGTAAGCCGGGTATGGTTACGCAAGCTAAAGCATTAGCGGGCCGCGCGATGGCGGAAGGATTTTTCACTACGCGCACCGCCACGATGTCGCAGGAAATTGATAAGTTCGACTCTAAAGTTCAGCAGTATTCTCAGCTTCTTGTCGGTGCGTTCCCCTCGATCTACGGTGGTACGATTCAAGGTGGGAGTAAAACGTATGCCGAATACGCGGCGTCAAGACAGCAGGCGTTACAAAGACTGTCATTGATTCACAAGGCCGCGACAAGATGGTACGCAAAGATCATGAGTAAATGCGTACCTATTTATGTTGACTCTTTACTCGAAGATGAAAGATACACCGCTACTGTTGGTCCGGGAGAGTTCCTTAACTTATCGATTCAGGCTGATGCGGTTCAGGGTAGAATTGGACACGTAGAACCTTCGGCAGGTAATACATTACCGATGAGTTGGGGTCAGCAGCGTGATGTCATCATGGAGTTACTTAAGCTCAATTCTGATGAAATCAATGCTGTGCTTTTCTCCCCTGAAAACACGCACATGTTAGTTAGGTTATCAGGTTTACCTGACTTGAAGATTCCGGGTGATGAAGCAAGAACAAAGCAGTTCAGGGAAATCCTGCAGATCATTTCTCTTTCACAAGACTCAGACGATATGGGTCCAGTGTCAGCTACGGGAGAAGTTATCTCTCCAGTCAGAGTTGATCCGATTGTAGATGATCATGCGGTCGAAGCTCAGATCTGCAAGGCATTCTTACAGTCGAAAGAAGGTCAGGACCTTAAACTAAATAGTCCTAAGGTCTATTCGTTAATTCTTGCACATCACAACGAACATGTGCAAGCTATGAATTCCGGGGCGAGAACTCCCGCATTAGGTAACGCGCAAGGTGGACAGCCATCAGAAGGTACACCAACACCGCCGCCTAATGTTAATACTCCCGCTCCGATGGAGCCGTAACAAATGCCACAGCCGCCTATTGAAGAAACTCGTGGTAATGACTTAGCTATTCTTCGTGGTGATGATGACGAACCAGCGAAGGCGGTTAAAGATTCAGAACCCGAAGTCGAGGAAGAAGAGTCTGAAGATTCGGACGACGACATCGTTTTAGATGACGATGAGGAAGAGTCTAAGCCTGAAGAGGATTCGGATACCGATGACGAAGAAGAGGAATCAGAGGACGAGTCGGAAGACGAAGAATCGGATGAGAAGGTTGGCACTGGCTACGGCAAGCCAACTTATCGTCAACTCACCGCCAAGTATCCTAAACTCTTCAAAGACTTCCCAGGACTTAGGTCAACCTTCTTTCGTGAGCGTGATTACTCCAAGCTCTTTCCAACAGTGGAAGACGCTAGGGAAAGTTACGAGCAGCTAAACAATCTCAAAGCCGGTGAGCAACGTATTTCGCAAGCGGACCCCGGTGATTTTATTGACTTGCTGGGCGAGTACGATGTAAACAAGCAGCGGAAATTCATCATGGATTTCCTTCCCGCGTTGTTACATAAGAATCGCCCCGCATTCCAAGCGGTGACTGAGCCTGTCATCAAGCACATGATCAGAAGTGCCTACAATGATGCCAAGCGTAACGGGAATAAGAACCTTATGGACTCCGCACTTAACGTTCACGAGTGGGTATTCGGAGATGATAAGGTAGAAGAGCCTGCTAAGTCTACTCGGCAAGATAATTCTCAAGCCGAAGACCCTGAAAAGGTGAGACTTCAGCGGGAGAACCAAGAGATTCTACGTGGTCAGCATCAGAACTTTGTTGATTCGATTCTGTCCACTTCGTCGAAGTCAATCAGCAACATCATTTCGAAGAATCTCCCGGATGATGTTACAGATTTCTTAGGTCGCTCGATTACGCGTGATTGTATGGACGAACTCGCAGCCGTCCTTCGAGATGACCCCGCTCATCGTTCCAATATGGAACGGCTTTTAAAGCAAGCAGCGAGCAATCGCTATAGTACGGAGTGGAAGGACAGGGTACAATCCGCGTATCTGTCGCGCGCAAAGTTAGCACTCCCCGGAATCATTAAGAAAGTTCGATCTGCTGCGCTTAAAGGTTCTAATGGCAAGGCTCGACCTTCTACACATAAGCGTGCGACGGGAAGTGATTCTAAGGTTGCTTCCGGCCGTAACGTAACAGTGAATAAGGATAAGGAATCCGCCGTTAGATCCGGTAAGATGAAAGAGATCGACTTTCTCAATAGTTAGCAGCTTTATAACTAGGGAGAAAACGCGTGCCAGCTCAGCCCCTTAACCCGCAGAACGTAGCCGATACACTTGCAGTTCAGCTGGAGCGTATCGAAAAGAAGATCTCGGTCCTGTACGAGGTAGAAGATACCTTCTATTCTCAGGTTGAAAAGTCAACCGACGCCGTACAGGTAAACACTCGGGACATGAAGATTCCCGTCCAGTTTGCTCCGGGCGGATACTTCGGTCAGTACAATCCCGACGGTGGCAATCTTGGACGCGGTTCCGGTCCTCGATACGAAAACGCGGTCATTCCCATTGTTGACTTTCGTTACGCTTTAGAGTGGACGAAGAAGTCTGAATGGGCGACAAGTGGTTCCACGCAGGCCATTATCAATACGTTCAACAAGAACATGGCCGCGGCAATGCCACACTTCCGGGCGCATATGGATTCCATGTGCATGACCGGAGGTAACGGTGTTCTCGGAACCATTACTGCGTATTCGACATCAGCAGGTGTTGATACGGTTGTGCTCGATGTGGACTTTGGTGTTAAACTTTTGATGGAAGGTCAGAAGATTAACATCTATAACTCCGCATTGACCACACAGAAGACGGTCCTTGGTGAAGAACCGGAAATCTCTTTCCGTGATGTTCCGACCAAGACGATTCGATTCGCCGCGGTAACTCCTGTTCCCGCTGTTGGCGATAAGATCGTGATTGAAGGCGTCTCAGGTGCATCGCCTGTCTCATTACTCGGTGTTCCATATCACGTTAACAATGCTTCAACGGGAACGTGGTTAGGATTCACTCGGTCGTCAACTCCAGCGATTCGTGCATCGCGCGTTGATGCAGGCGGTTCTGGATTGTCTTTGCCATTCCCACGTTTGGCTCTTAACTTGTTAGGCGATAGATCTAACAACACCATGAAGATGCCGAACGTGAAGGCATGGATGCATCCGGCTCAGGCGGCGGCATACGAATCGCTCGGTATGCTCGTCACCACGATTGATAAGGATGCCTCGTCTGGTCAGGGAATGGATTTGTATTTCGGCGGTAAGATGACGATGGCTGGCGTTCCTATCCAGCAGTCGTACAAGTGGGATAAGCGCCGAATCGATTTCCTGAACATGGATTCTTGGGGACGTGCTGAACTCAAGAAGCCGGGATTCTACACTTCGGATGGTCGTAAGCTGTTCGAGGTTCGTGGTGCAGACGGTGGCGTGGTAACTTCCACGTTGCTGTATCTTGTGGCGTCGTGGAATCTGTTCACGAGCAACCCACAGGAGAACGCATACATCGATAACTTAGCGATCCCAGCAGGATACGCTTAATAAGTTATCGGGGGATACTGATGGAGCTTATAGACATCCTGATTGATAGAATGCAACGACGTACCCGATTCGACGACCCCAATGGTTGTTGGTTATACATTGGGCCTACGGCAGGACCGGGATACGGTCAGGTTGGCTATAAGCTCCTGAAGTTTTACGTACATCGTGTGGCAGCAGCGAAGTACCTTGACGTTCCTATTACAGGAAATCACGTCGTAGCACATAGATGTGATGTGAAGAAGTGTTGGAATCCTAATCATCTTTTCATTACAACTCAGGCAGGCAATCTGCAGGATATGTATGATAAGGATAGGGGACGATTTCTTCTTAGGGGACGCTCAGATACTTGTATAAATGGCCACGTTCGTACATCAAGTAATACGTATGAATGGAATGGTCAGTTACAGTGTACTGCTTGTAGGGACGAACAACGGCGTAAACCCAATAAGTTAAAGGCTCTCCGTGCTGAGATTCGAGAGCTAATGAATCGAGCGAAAGAGAGCACTTGAGTTTATGAATGATTCAATCGTCAACCGTAAACTCAAGCAGTTGTTCGGGGAGCTAGACGGGAAGCAGATTTTCCGTCTAGCTCGTACTGATCAGGTTGAGTTCCGGCGCGGTACATTCGTAGACGTTGATCCTGTATCAGGAGCTTATCTACGAACCGTTACAGAAGTTCGATTGTGCCGTAAGTACGGTTATCTTGAGACTCATTACTGGGTAATCGAGAAACTAATGCCCGTCAGCGGTCCCAACGCTGAGTTGTTACCGGGGTCCAAAACCTCGTACGAACCAATCTTCGTGTATAGGAAACCGAACAACGATCCTATACCAGTATCAGAGGATTCGGTTCTTTCATTCGTGCACGTACAGTTATTCGGTGAGAAAAAGAAGCGCGACTTAGAAGCTGAGGAATTAGCTTTCTACGAAGCGCAAGTTGATTATCTCACTCAATTCCTGTCCGACGAATGCTCACCAATATCGATCCTGCTTGCTACTAAGCACGCGGTCGTGAATTCCAAACCAGAGGATAAATCAGATGGCCGAAGCGACGTTAGTGTCGTTAGTTCCCCGAGAGATTCGGGAGTTCAAGCCGGGTCTAGTTCACCCGCACGTAACGATTCCAGCAGCACCGATGAATGATTTCGTCACGATGCACGTTGAGGATAATGCATACGCGCTTTATCTAGATGATGAAAGAGGGTCCAGGATCATTCCCGAACCTGTAGGAATCTTCGCTGAAGCAATTGTACAAGATTTCATCGTTGCACAGATCGAAATCAGTGCGGAGGAGCAAGCTTTACCTGGGCTGTTTTGGGTGTATAATAAGCATTCACGTGATGAAATCAAGAAGAATCACGGTGCTCTACTAGCCCAGAACATTGCAAACCAGACCCGCTGGTTTCAGAGGTTGGTACGTCGGGCGGATACTGATTGGCAGATGTTCCATCAGCATAACGTAATAGCCGATGTTCAGAGGCTAGCGGCACGTTATTTGAATCTCGAACGTGATTGGGTCCACGCTACCGTTGATATTGGTAACGAACGCTGTCCCGCTTGCGGTTCGGTTCTGATGCGTCCTGTTCCCGTCATCTGCCCGACGTGCCAGTGTATCTTAGACAAAGAAAGATACGAGAAGTTGGCATTCGCCAAGTAAAGGATTTCACCCATGCTAGCATCAGAAGTGATGGATAGAGCGCGTGTTCACCTGAATGATGCAGGTGGAGATGTCTTTACAAACGATATTTTGTTACCATTTCTGACATCAGCATGGGAAGAACTTCAGTCAACAATGCAGGCGCACGGATTGCCGATCATGACGGAAACGTCTACGGCAATCCTTTTGCCTGCTGGTGGAACTACATTAGGTCCAACAGCTATCGTTCCATATCCTACACTTCCTGTTAACTTCCTTGAACCTAAAGCTGTATACGAACGTACTCCGGGAACTATGCGTTGGGATGATATGGGTGAAGTCCGTGGAATATTAGACTATACCATGCAACCAACGTTAGGAGTGTGGGAGTGGGATGGTGACAATCTCAAGTTCGTCGGCTCGAATCAAGACCGCGAGATTCTACTTCGCTATCTCAAAGGCTTACCTGAAATTACATCTGAAAATACATACTTACCTATCACAGGTGCGAAACGATATCTTGCACTCAAGACAGCAGCAGAAGCAGCGGATGATATTGGACAGAATCGAGCCCGTTCTGATAGATTGGAAACGAAAGCGGAGTTTGAGATGAATCGTTTCTTGGCGATTCGAGTGAAGCTACAGCAGGATACGTCTGTACGTCGTCGAGGTTATGCCTCAAGGAGAACATCATGGCCGTCACTGTTACCGTATTGAATCAGAAGCATGTGCCCGGTGTTGGGTTAATGACCGCCGGGCTTGTGAATTACTCAGGAAGCTACCCGGCCGGGGGTGAAGCTAGCGCGGGGTTAACCGCCGTTCTTTCAGGACGAACCACTGTTGATAGTATGCAGTTCGGTTTGCAGAGTGATTTAACCGGCGCATACGATTCAACCGCCAAGAAGCTCCGAATCTTCAAGTTAACCGCTGGTGTTCCAACCGAAGTTGCCGCGGGTGCGTATACTCCCGCAACTGGTTCGATTCCTTTTACTGTCATTTCGAGATAACAATGAATCGAGACCACGCTCCAATCGTTATCGCAGAAGTGAATGGTTTGTACGAACGCTCTGAGTTCCAGGGCTCGACCCCACCCGACCATCTCATCGAAGCGGAAAACATTTACTTTACGGAGCGTGGTTTCCGTACTCGCCCTGGCACGTCTAAATTGCACCAGGTTACTGGTGGCGTGCGTAGGTTCTTTTCGTATAAGCGTTTAGACGAGGTAGCGAGATTACTTATTCTAAACGACTCAGGTCAATTGTATGATTCAACTGAGTTAGGCGTTCCTATTCTCAACATTCCTGAGATGGTTGATTTCTCCGCTGCGCAATACTACAATCGAATCTACATCACACCGCACGATAGAAACAAAGGCATCGAGAATCAATTCGTTTACGTATACGATGGTACAATTTGTCGTCTCGCGGGAGGTTTCGCTCCCTCTGGTTCAATTTCCTGCGTCAATTCAACATTATCTGGCCATGTTGAACAAGGCACTCATCTATTTGCAGTGTCGTTTGAGACGGAATCTGGATATATTACGACGCCGGGACCGGCTATTTATGGCAGCGTTGTTGCAGATGGCAGTCATGCTGTTGATATTTCTGGCATCCCTATTGGGCCTGCTGGCACTATTGCGCGTCGTATTTTAGCAACGCGTAGGATTCCAGAGTACAATGGTAATCAAGAGGGTTGGGAATTCTTTTATGTTCCTACAGGTCGCATCTCGAATAACACTGCTACTACTGCTACAGTGGATTTTTACGATGCTGATTTGGTCTTGTCAGCAGACTACTTGTTCGACCAGCTTGGTAATATCCCCGCAGGCGTGGGCATCGGTATTTATCAGGATTCTCTAATTGTATGGGGTGAGTATAAGGAGCCTTCTGTTGTTAGAGTATCGAAACAGGGCGACCCTGAAGGATTCGATGGCGTTGCTGGATACATGACCGTCGCACCGAATGAAGCGGGCGGCGTGAAGAATTGTATTCAGTTTCGTGATTCCTTGTACATTCTCAAATCTCAACGTACTTTTAGCACCAGTCGAGACTTAGTAAATACTGACTCAGCATTATTCTGGCGAGTCATATCGATTGATGAAGGCATCGGCACCGAATGCTTTGGCGCAGCGATGGTACTTGACACCGCTGGTCCGAATACTGACAACTTCATTGTCGCAGCACGCTCGGGAATGTTCACCTTTAATGGTGTATACCTTCAGCCTGAGTTCTCGTGGAAAATTGACAGGTTATGGCATAATTCACACGGTATGTCAGGCGGACAACTTCAGGATACTCAAGTCGTCAATGATGTTGTTGGAAATAGAATCTATATTCTCTTATCCGACGGTCATATATTGTTAGGTGATTACCGTAATGGCCTCGCGTATACTACAATTCGTTGGTCTCATTGGCATTTTCCTTGGCCTGTTACTTCTATAGGCATTGATGTTGATTCAAAGAGCGTAGTCAACGTTCTGTTTGGAGGAAACAGCATCATATGGAAGATGGACCCTGAATACATCAACGACGACCATAACGACGGCGACCATGGAATACATACGCTCGTTGAGTACGGTCCGCAAAAGATATTGGATTACGGGTCTATTACTCATTTTCATGGTCTACGGATGCGCGCGGTCGGTGAAGGTAATCTCGCTATCACCCTCAAGGGCATCGACGATTCGAATCAGTCGGTGTTACGTCCTGTGGCACTATCAGAAAAACCCGGAAAGTTTCTCTACCGCGGTAGTAATCTGCGCAACGAGAAATGCATTGTTACATTAGAGCTAACAAACTCAGGTGACTGGATAGACCTGTTGGAAATGACTCTATTCGCATCCGAGATGTGGTTGGAGCGACCCAGTGACACAGCTTAATGAGTCACAACTATTTGAGCTTATCCAGTCGGTCCAGCTGGAAGACCCTGTATTAAAGGATTTATTACGCGAATTCGTCAAGCGGTTTCAGGTTGTTGCATTAGAGTTGTTTGAACCTGAAGTACGACCGGAAGAGATTGAAGACATCATCGAGGAAATAACCATCCCCGATGTGCAGAACTTCCGTTATCGCTTGGTGCCACTTGGCATTAGATTCGATTGGGACCGTCCTAGTTTCGATGCGTTCAGCTATGAAATCAGGTTAGGCGCTACATGGGAAGCAGGTTCAAGGCAACTTGTAACAACGACGTTATCAGCGATACTCGAAGGCAAACCTGTTGGCAACCACCAGTATTGGATTCGTGCCTTTGGGTTAGATGGAACGCCTTCAGCTAATGCAACACCTCTTCTCGTAACCGTTCCGCCTTTAGGTGAAGTTGCGCTTTCAGGTTATGTTGTCGATAACTTCGTGTTGCTACAATGGACGAATCCGACGAGTGCGTTCCAAATTGAATACTTCATTGTTTCGCGAAACGGAACGCAAGTTGGTGAGCAGCAGGGTACGTTCATCACATTGTTTGAGGACAAAGGTGGAACGTATACGTATGGCGTGCGTGCGGTTGACATCTTTGGTAACGTATCAAACGATGCGACCCTTGATTTAATCGTCTCACAGCCAGCGGATTACGTTCTGTATGATACGTACACGGATGATTTTAGTGGTGTTCGTGTCAATACGTATCGAGACGCAACGTTACCAAGCTTATTCGCTTCGCTTTTGTTGAACGAAACGTGGCAACAGTATGCTGATAATGGCTATCCTACGATGCAGGATGAAATTAACAACGGGATGCCATACTGGCTACAGCCTACAGCAACAAATGGTTCGTATGAACGTACGGTAGATTTCGGGATTGTGCTTGAAGCGATTATCTGCAACGTGTCGTGGGCGTATCAAGAGATTGTACCATCGACAACTGTGAAATGTATGTTAGCGTCGTCGGTTGATGGAATAGCGTACTCAGCTTTCATTCAAACGACGAACTTGTTCATTTCACAGTTTAGGTACATCAAGATTCGATTCGAATTCACCGCGGTGAACTAAGGAGTGAGCCATGCTGAAGTGTTACGATATGGAAACGATTGCTTTCGGCGCTTCAGTGGCCGCATTGACGCCTGCGAAGTATACGAACAAGTTCTGTGAGGAAGTGTTGATTAGCGTTGAGACGGGTGCGTTAAGATACACTTTGAATGGAACGACCGCACCGAATGACGGTACGAAAGTTGGACACGTTGCCGCGATTGGTTCTTCGTTTCGATTAACTGGGTCGAATGACATAAAGAACTTCAAGTTTACACAATCCGCGGCGGCTGGAACGATTAACGTTTCGTACTTCAACAACGCGTAATGGGCGTCATCATCGAGAATCCCGGTGGCTCGTTGGACTTGGGAAACATCGCCAAGTTGCTCACACCGGAGATGTTGTTTTACGAACGCTCGCCTACAGTAGGAGTTATTAGAGTTATCTCGAAAGCTCGAACTCCTCGACAATTCAACGGGCTTGTACACTCTCTAGACTTTGGGAGCGTGACCGTTACGATTCGAATTAACGGTTCACCTGTACCGGGCTTAACTCTTTTAGTTCCAGGTACAACTCCATTTCGTGCTGAGCCAACGGGTGGGAATGTATTGTCATTGGATGGTACGTTAGAGATTGTACTAGTTCGTGCATCGGACCCTAAAGGGCTCTCACTACAATTTGATTACGATTGGATTATCTAATGGCTCAAGCACTCTACCAAATGTACAACTTGCAGCTTAGATTAGATATCAAACATGGCATCGATGGCGGTAAAGTATCGGTTGGTTTAGAGCCAGCGGGTACGGTTGTGTTTTTCACTAAGGTGTTCAAGGACGTAGATTCCATTACGCTAACGCCTGAGGGAGCAATCGAACGAGTTGCAATCTATGATTTCGTGGATGCACCTTATCCAACGTCGTTCAAGATTCTCTTGTTTGATAAGGCTGGTGCTAGAGTAGCCGGAACCGTTTCATGGAAGGCACGAGGAAAAGTATAATGCCACAGCAGGAAGTGCAGCTCACCATTGATGATATCAAAGGTGTTGTAGGTTCTTTGGTGATTGAATCAATCGTCAAAGATAAGAAAATCGCGGAACTTACCGCGCAGGTTGAACAGCTTAAAGCTGAAGTGGAGAAAGCGAATGTACACTCTAAAGAGTGACCACGGTAAATTCGTTTCAGCAGAAGATGGCGGGGCACCTCAAGGAACTATTGATGGGCGACCCGCTGGTTTGATGACGGCGAATAGGGATAGTGCAGGTGGATGGGAAACTTTTACAATTGAGAAATCTGATGAACCTAATGTATTCGGCCTAAAGTCCACGCATGGATTCTTCGCATGTTGTGAGGATGAAGGTAAGGCTGGATACGTAGCATTTAACAGAGAAAATCTAACTGCGTGGGAAAAGTTTAACTTGGTCGTACAGGATAATGGGAAGAAAATCTCATTTGAATCCGTCTGTCGTCCAGGTTATTTCATTAAGGTATGGAACGATGGTCGTGTCGTTCTAGACCAACCTATGTGGGAAGGTGAACCATCGCCAAACCCAGGTGGATACGAAACCTTTACATGCGACCCGCCGTTTAAGAGTGGTGTTGTTCCCGGAAAGTCAGTTATTCAGGGACAGCTACGTATAGACGATAACGGTTTCCATGATGACGTTACCCGTATCCTTCCGATTGGGCTTCACGTTGGTGATTTGTTTTCCAAATTCGTCCGTGACCCTGCGCACTCTGAACGTATTATTCAGCAAGCACGGGATGCGGGTTATTCGTTCATTCATTTCTGGATGAACTTGGGTACGCTTGGCGACTATTGGGCGGGTAGAGAGTGTGGACCCGGATATACTGAGGACTTTTGGGGCCAGTTGGGAAAGTTAGGCGATGCTTTAGACACGTGTGGAATGAAGGGTGGCTATAACCTTGGCGATTATGAGCTTTGGCCGGGTGAGAGTCATTCCTCATTCTTTGAAGAATTAGGTAAGCATTTAGCTCAAAGAGAACATCACACCGCTGCATACGTATTCGGTGGGAATGAGGCGTGGCAGACGGGTGCAAGTAACAAACAGGAAATGGAACATGCCTTACAAGCGTTCAAGAACTACTGCCCAGATGTTATTTGTACCACAACCGCGCCGCCAGATGAGCACGAGAATTCAATTGCCGAATGGTGCGGTGGTGACTTTTATGCCATTCACGGATACCGCGGTGGAGAAGACCACGATAGAATCAGGCATATCTTCTCAGTTCCCTGGGAAGGACACCCACCCAAAAAGTTTGGAATACAGGATGAGCCTACAGGACCTGGGGATAAGGTAAGTGTCAAGCCTAATCATTGTTACGAGGGTCGAGACGTAGATTCGAATCACATGGTTGCATTAGCGGTTCAAAGTCTCAACTCGAATCAGGGATTCAATTACTTCTGTTCTGATGGAGTAAAGTCTGATGGCGACATTACCTCATGGCCGGGGTATTATGAAGTCGCAAAGGTTGCGACGTGGATGCCTGCCGATATCATGGGATGGCCCACGGCAATTCACTTTGGTACGACTCAAGCGAACAGAATCTTTGAGCCGACGAAAGAAGATACCCTGCGATTCGACCATCGAATTTGTTCAGACGGTCGATTCTTTGGAGTCTTCTACGGCGATGAAGGAAATTTAAGAGCACGATGCAAACGTGCGTGCTTCATGAGTTTCATTGATTTCAATGGTAGCGCGGGGCTGGAACAGCAGTATGACTTGTCGCAAGAAGCTCATTTGAATTTCGTGCGGAGTCAAGGTGGTCAGCCGGGTTATACTGCACAGTTTGTTATCGGACGACTGAGGTAAATCGAAATGGCGAATTGGGCGATTCCGCAGTTATCGGACCTGAAAGTTGACGTACTTAACCAGCTTAAGTTACGTGATGTCGATTCATATACGATGGCGGAATTGCCCACTAACCCGCCCGTGGGCGCAAAGCGATGGAATACCTCACTCAACAAGTTTGAATCGTGGAATGGTTCCGCTTGGGTCGCGATGGTTATCTCTATCGCCGGTGGTGGTACGGGTGCGACTGATATCAATGGATTCTTAGGTAACTTCGGCCTCGGCTCGATGGCGTTGCAGAATTCAAACAACGTTAGCATTATTGGTGGGAGTATTACTGGCCTTTCTAACCTAGGAAGTTCCGGTAATATTACCGCCTTAGGCGTATACGTTGCTGGTTCAGCGTCGTGGGTGCTCACGAATTCTGGCGGACAACTTCGTGAAGCTGCGATTGATAACATTGGAAACATTGCACATATCAATGTGAATGAAGTAATTTCTGGTACATGGACATTTAATCAAATCATTACATTCAATAACAAGATTATTGTTGGTGGTACAGAAATTCGTTCGACTGACGCTGGTATCATGTTTAATGATACTGACGGGGGTGTGGACGCTCATTTTACATGGCTAAATTACAATGGTAACACGTTTGGTATCCACGCGTATAACGATGCCATTAACCAAATTACAACACTTTTGAGCGCATCGCGTACAGGCATTGCTTGGCATACAGTGACATTATCGAGTCAAGCTATTGCACTTCGACCAAATACCACTGTATCAATTACGAGCGTATTGGGTACTGAGGCATCGCTATATTTCTATGGGAATACCCTTTCTAATAAAGGTATAGTTATATATAATATGAGCAGCGTTAGGGAGGGTGGAATAGTATCTTACAATTTGGGTATGTATATTGATAGTGATACTATTTACTTTCGTAATAGTGCTGGTAGTGTAGGGTATGGTAACATTACAAATGGTGTATTGTCAACTACCTCTGGGCTAAAAGGCGGAACAGCTGGACTTGTCCATTCTGATTCAATTCAAAATGCATCTGCTATTTATCCTACAGTCAATCAAATAAGCTATTCATCTAATAGTCATTTGTTTGCTGTTCCACAGGGTGGTGGCACGCAAATGAGTTTAAGTTCTACTGGCGTTCTTACGCTACCTAAAGCTACAGGTGAAGTATGCATTGGCGGTGTGAGTGGTGCTGGCATTCGTATTTTTCAGAGTGGTGGTGCTGGATACTTTGACATAATGCCCGCCGGTGGTGCTACGTACTGGCGTCAGTTCAATGGTACTCTGTTGATGAGTATATATTCGGACGGAGCAATAGCTCCGGTTGCTGGCATATCATTTCCAAATGGGTCAGCAACTATTCCTTCAGCACGCTTTGTTAGTTCGAGTGATTCCGGGATGTACATGAATACCGCGAGTGGATGCATTGAATTTGGTACGCAGTTTCCTCAGACCCCCAATCGAGGAACTATGCGATGCTTCTACAATATAGGTGGCAAAATAGATTTTATGGTAGCTGGTGGTATACCATTAGTGCTCCAAGCTGATAGGGCTATGCCTAACGGAGATGCTGGTGCATATCTTGGTGATGGCGCGCATCGATGGAATCAAATCTATTCATACTATGGAAGCATTGCTACATCAGACATTCGTGAGAAACAAGTACAAGGTTCAATTCCCGATGCGCTTGACTTAGTTGAGAATATAGAACCAATTATTGCATCGTTTAATACGGACGCGGAACATCGTTTGTTCCCAATGTTTTCTGCACAGGATGTTCTCGATAAACTTGATAATAAACTCGGAACGAAGATTGTTAGTCTTGAGAATCCTGATTCATTAGGGATGTTTAATGAGCGTATGATTCCGGTATTATGGCAGGCTGTTCGTGTATTGTTGACACGGGTGAAGGCATTGGAAGCTATTTAGGAGGATTGCAAATGGCAGATGTTTCAACACAGCAGATGGCGTTAACTCGTGATACCGGCCCCGGTGGATTCATGGAGCGCGTGCAGGCTATGCTTGCTTTCGTTTCTAGTACAATCTTGAGTGAGCCGGGCACGACACCATATCATTCCAAGCGTGCAATGTATGCTCAACAGGTTGTTGCTAGTCCAAGTAATGCTGCATATCAGGGCGGGCCGCAGATTGTTATGGGCGTGAACATCGTGGCAGCTACAACCTACGATGAGGAAACGAAAACGTCTGTTTGTACAGCAGCAGACATTGATTTGCAGTCGCAGATTGTCACGCTTTGGAACTCGCTCGCTGGTATCGATACTTCGAGCTAGGTAAAGGAGATGGAAATGACTGTTGAACGAGCCCTCGTGGTTTTAATCCTCGTCATTGTATTGCTCGTCATTCTGAGAGCAGTCCATCTGATTTAGGGCCATGAAGATAAACGGCAAGGAACTGCCGGATGGAACATTAAGTACTAGCAGAATTCAACCTTCAGACAT